CCAGAAGTACAGGCCTGACGCCAGCGCGTAGCAGGCGGTAGGGACTAGAACTAACCAGAAGGTGACAGTCACTTGCGGTACTTTGCCACTTTGTCGGCAATGCTCTTAGGTTGTTTGACGAACTGCTTGCCGTCCTCGTTGACTCGGGACTTCGGTTTAGTCTGCATAAAGCTTCCCTCGGAAATAGGCCTTGTCGTCATCGCGAACGGCGCAGAACTCGGGGTGCAAAAGAACGCCATCCCTCCAAGTCAAGACAGCGAACCCGGACTGCCAGTTAAATCCCGGCTTGCCTTGTCGATAGTCGAACTCTTCTTGGTATTCGTTTGCCAGCATCCCAGTCTTGATGCCGTAGTGGGTCTGCTTAAACCCGCGCACCGCTTTGGCGCCAAGCTCATGGGTGTGGCCCGTGACCACATGGCAGCCACCCTTGAGCGCATCGTTGTAGCCAGAGTGAACCCCTGAGTGCCAGTCGTGAATGATGACCATGTCCTCATTAACGTCAATTCGCAGGGAATCTGTCCACAATGGCAAATGGTCGCGCAGAAGGAAGCCGCCAATTCCCTCATACTCCGGGACGTTGTTCGAGAGCCTAGTCTCGAACCGAGCGCAATGGTTTCCATAGGTGCGAAGTAGCTTGCACCCGGCAGGTCTGGCCTTCTCGATATCTCCGAGACGCTCCTGAACAGCCTCCAGCTCATCCTTGATACTGACCTTGCGCTGCCACCGAATGCGGTCGTGGCGGCCAATAGATCCGCCATCCAGGATGTCGCCATTAAGCACCACAAACTTGACCTCGGTGCCAAAATCCGTGAGCACGTTGCAGAGGGCCTTGTGCGCTACTGGAATTACGCCGGGCGAGTAGTGAGCATCCGACCCCACGATGATCGTGCCGTTGTCGATGGTTACCCGGTTGACGTCTCGGCGGGCCGATATGACCAGCTCAGCGTTGCCTGCCGTGCGAGCTTGCTCAGGTTTATAAACAGACGGAAGGGTGGCCCCCATTGATTCAAGCCTAATCCTTCGGCGCTGGATGCAGCGGATGTCAATCCCTGTAATACGAGAAATAATCGTGGCGGACTGATGCTCTCTCCAGAGAGCTATGAACTCATCTTCGGTTAGTTTGCTTGATGCCATTTGCTACCTTCAAGTACATTGCCTCGACCTCGCCGCCCGTGCTGGGGTCGAAGCGGGTAGCAATTGCTACCGCCTCTTCTGGCGTGGCCCCCATAGCCAATGCGCCCATCGCATATGGCCCTCCGCTCCCAATGGCGAAGTACTCGTCTTTAACGGCGTACTTCAACCCGCTGGAGTTGTACAGAAAGATCCCGCCAGGGTGAAGCTCGATGGCCTCCAGCTCCGAGCTTTCAGTAAGCCCGGTGTCTTTCTTCTTCTTGCGCTCGATCATGTCCCAGAACTTCAGGACATCGGACCAATCTCCCGCAGCGCCGATGATCGAGCGACCAACGCGGCGGATCTTGTTGACGGAAACCATTGCGCTGTCGGAGCTGCACCTAGTATCGGATGCTACGCACCCGTGCTTGGTGGAGGCGACAACGCAGGTCATTCGCTTGCGAGTATTGCTTGGCGCATTGAGGGGTTGGTTTCCATGATGCGTCTCACCGCCCTGGAAATAACCTCCTTCTCAGCTTTGCGAGATCGGTTGTAGAGGTCTACCCTCTGCTCACTGGTAAGGTCTTCCCTCAGATCAAGCTGAGAGCGGACCTCCCTTAGCTTGTTGACTTGAGTCTTGGTGGCAGCGATTGCCGCTTTAGCCGCGCCAAGATTCGGGTACTCCTTGAGGATCTCCTCGCGGTTTCCCTTGTTCATCCGGAAGTCGTCGTACTTGGTGAGGATCAGCTCCTCAGCCCGACGGAAGCGACCAAAGTCCTGGCCCTCGGGGCTGCTGGCGGTAAGGCGATCAACCAGAGGTATCTTGGCTTCCTTCGTGTCGTAGCCAAGGGCCTTCGCCGTAGCCCAAGACGCAAAGTTGTAGATCTCCGCCCCCACACCAGGGACATAGGAGCGAATGAGGTAGTCGATCACGCCAGGGTTCACATCGATCAGGCCGCTGTTCACGCGGTCGCCGCCGGTCAGCTTGTTGAGACCCTTGAAGATCGCCGAGGAGATGGGCGACGCAGAGTCAAACGCCATCTCGGAGTTGGCTCGCTTACCCTGAGAGAAGGCGCTTCCCTCTTGCTTCGTGATCGGGGCGCCGAAGCGGTTCTCGTTGCTCCACAACTCGATTATCGCCAGCAGCGGTGTCGGGGTCACTGCTTTGCCGATCGTGCCGAGAAGCGTCTTGGAGTCCAGCCCGGCGGATCCGATGGGGGAGAACGACTCAAAGGCGGATTGCAGAATCAGTTTTGCAGTCGTGCCTGCGGACTGAGTGCCGGCGTACATCGTGTCAGCCATGAAGTGACCCGCCGCGTAGAAAGCGTTCCAGCCGTAAGGAATGGGAACAGCGATGAACGGAGGGCTGCCAAGAGGATTTGGAAGCAAGATGTTGGTGGCCCGTTTATAGACCGGGATTCCATCGAGCTTGCTGGTGCCGTCATCATCATCCCCGCCCATAGCCCGAGCAAGGATGTTAACGATGAAGCCAAGAGCAGCCATGCCTCCGGCCATCTTGGCAACTATTTTCGGATTGGTGGTTGCCAGCTTGACGAACTTGGCGGAGCCTTGGACGGCAGGATTAAAGAACAGGAACGCTTGACGAGCCCACTTAGCAGAGCCTCGCATATTGAAGTTCACCGTGATCTCGCCGGCAAAAGCCGCGGCCTGCTCATTGCTGTACCCGTTCTCCTTCATGACCCGATAGGCCGCAATCCGTGGCGCCATTTCAAGCGGAATGTTGAACGCCTCGATCGTGTCGAAGACCTTCCCGACAACCTTCATGAACTGGTTCGGATCTTTGTTCGCCAGCAGGGTCTCCAGCTCCCGCATCTTGGATTCCAGGCCACGGAAATCCATGAAGCTAGTGGCTCCGCCGGCCTCACGCATTTCCTTGTAGTACCGCAGCATCTCGGCCGTGGCGTCTTGACCTCGCCTACCTTCGGTGGCGTGATGGAATGCCGCGTGACGAGCCTGCTTAAGGTACATGACCATCTGCTTGGCCATCTCAGGCGTTACGCGCTTGTCAGCGACAGCATTGGCGTACAAGTTCTGGACGTCGCGCACGTAGTTGATTACCGACCACACCGGGTTCCAAGTTGTCAGCATCTGGCCGATCACTTGGTTGACGCTGCTTATCGCCCGAAGGGGCCATGCGCTGGCTTGAGGCGGATAGACGGAGCCGTGAATCGCATCAGCAAAGGTGCCGAAGCCGGTCTGCTTGAACTCGACGGTGATGGGAATGCCGTTCACATGAACGACCATCACCTTCTTGTCCTTGATGTAGTCAGGGTGAATCTGCTCGGTCACCTGACCGTTCTCGTCAAACACCCGCTTGTAGGCCTGCTTATTAATTGACACGAAGTCAGGGTCGTAGTTGACCTCAAAGAGAGCCAGGACTTTCTTTTTCACCTCGTTCTTGTTGGCATTGATGATGCCGGCCTCGAACGAAAGGATCGTGCGGGCCAGGACATCAGCGGCCATCGTGCCTCGGCCCATCGCCCGCTTGTCCTTCTTGGTGGCGAACTTGCTGCCTCCGGACAGGAGGACGCCGGGATCATCGAACTTATCAAGGCCTTCATTAAGGCCAGAAAGGTTGACGTAATTCTTGTAATTCGCTCGCTTCTGCGCTTCCTTGAGGCTAATGGAGCCGGCCTCAACCATGCGGTTAAGTTTGTATTCCGACATGTCTCGCAGAATCCGAGAGACCTCAGACAGAGTGTTAGCGTATGGCTTGGTGCTCAGCGCGGCCAGTATCGTATTGGCGTCGGAGGTGAACATGCCCGATCCGCCGTCAGGCTTGAGGGGGTTAATGTTGGCAATTTGCTTGTTGCGCTCTTCGGCATGCATGGCAACAAGGTAGGCGTCAATCACGGACGAGTCGCCAACACGGTTGAGGACTCCGGCCGGAAGATTCAGGCCAGCGTCACGCAACGTGGTGTTTGCGCCCATCTTGCCAAGCTCTTTTACTAGGGCCATCAATGGGCGCTCAAAGTCCTTGCGGGCCTGATCTAGCTCGGCGCCGGTGCGGCGCTCATGGTTACCCTCTAGGTCCGGCACCAAGTCGAAACTTTCCGAAATGCGACCTCTGGCGCGAAGGTACTCAACCACATCAAACGCGGCCTTGTACTCGTTCTGGAACAGAATCGTTGCGTTACGCTTGATCAGCCTGCCCAGAGTCTTGATTCCTTCCTTGGAGAATCCGATCTCGCTCGGGTCAACGCGGAATTCGGGGATCTTCTGGAGATCGGACGGGATCTTGTTATCGATGTACAGGCCTGACCGGGTACGTCGCTCGACGACGCCATTCTTCTTCATGAATGACATCACATCTTCAAAGTCGGTCTTTATTTCGGTGCCCCAGCCCTGGCGAATGTCATCTCCGGTAGCCGTGAAAACAGCCCAGGTGCCAGTCACCGGGTTGTAGCGGGCATACGCCGTGGTCTTGCCGTTCTTGGATGAGAAGAGCTCATAGGGCAGGCGGGCCTCAGCCAGACGCACATCGTCGGGAGCGCCGTTGAATGGGGTGCGAGTGCCGTTTTTGACGGCATCACGGGCTCCCTTGAGGACGTAGGCGATCTCGGCGTCGGTCTTGGTAGACATCCAGCCGGCAACTTTGGTCATGCCGATCTTGCGCAAGCCGGCGATGATCTTTCCAGTCCAGGCTTTGACGGCGCTGACGGGCTTGTTGTCGCCGGCCATGTCGGCCAGGACTTCGTCGGTAGCCTCCAGGACGCCAATCGGCTCCTGGCTCATTAGCTGATCTACCTGCTCTTTGACCTTAGGGTTGGAGTCGTAAGTCCGCTGGAGGAAGCTGTCGAAGTCAGCGCCCAGGAATGCCCGCATGCCGAAGTGGCCGTAGGATTCGTGGAACAGAACGAACTCCGCATCACCAATCGTGCTGATGAAGTCGGAGAAGATGTAGACCTCGCCGTTGTGGTACAGGCCCTTGGCGCCCATGTGCTTGCCAAGGCGAGCCTTGACTTTATCGCGCAGCGCGGGCGGCAGATGGTCGATGTTCTGAACGACGTTGATCTTGGGTGCGCCGATCCACTTGGCGGTGATCTTGGCAAGGTGCTCGGCGATCATCGACGGGACAAGGACGCCGTTGAACGGGCCGCGCTTGAAGCGGTATTCCCCTTGATACTCATAATCCGGCGCGACGGAAGAGGGTATTTTGGCGCGTTTGGTGGATTCCTTTTCCTCTGCGGCGATCTCTTCCTGCTCGCCGCCCTCGTACTCAGTCTCGACATCCTCGTCGGTGCCGTTCATGATCTCGAACATGTTGTCGCCCATCGAGATGTCGGCGCCAGACATGATCAGGTCGGCAGAGGATTCGTCGCTCAGGTCTTCCGCTTTGGTAGCGCCGGGTCGGCGAACTATCTCGGCGTTGATCTCGCGGGTGCCAGCCTCGAATCCAGTTTCGCCGCGCTGAATGGCGGAGGGCGCATCGGACGGAAGGGCGCTTCCGGTACGCTTGCGGCCAGCCGAGTCAATGTACTCAACCTCGCCCATTCGGGCAGCCTGGAACTCCAGGCTATCAATGAATTCGGCGGCAGCCTCTTCGGCTTGGGCGTCAGTAAAGATCTCCCCAGTCTCAGGATCTACCTTGCTGGTCAGGATCGCGTTAAGACGGGCGATGGAATCCATTATGTCCGGAACCTGAAACAGCTCCGCATTTGCCAGCTTGACGTATTCCTCTTCGTAGCGGGATGGGCCAGTATCTTCTCGGCCAGCAGTCTCGTCACGAATGGGCAGGCTGCTTAGCTGCTGCCGACCTTCTGGGCTGATGGACTCAAGTGATGCGTCAGGAACAAAGATGTTGCGCAGCTCCGCGAATCCAGGAGCTTTCGCCATGAGCTTGGATTCCTTGGCAATGGCGTTCTTCTTGGCCCGAATCCATTCCTCAAATTGTTTCGAGTCATCGCCGATGGACGTAAGGATGTCGTACTCCAAATCCGGTCGGCGACGCAAAGCGTATGCAACGTCCTGGAGCCAAGACTCTCGGGTATCGCCTAGCAAGCGACCGAGATCTGTACGGGCTGATGCCTCGCTCAATGTGTAGCGGTTGAACAGCAAGCCGGGGAATGCTTCCTTAGCCGTCTTTCTGTACTTCATCGCCTCCGTCACGGCTCGACGGGAGATGATCGGCTTGATTGTGCGGAGCCAAAAGTTGTAGAACTCGTACTCGTCCCTGGTGAGCTGGTTGACGGCGCTTGGATTTGCCTTCAGAGTCTTGCGCATGGACGTCAGCCATTCCAGGCGAGATGCTGTGCTGTGACCGTTTTCAGCCATGTGATCAGCAAGTCGCTTGCGAATCGAGAGCTGGATAGTCGTGTCAAGAATTGAGCGAGGAGGAGACAGCTTCATGCCACGATAGGCATCGATCACATCATTAAATGTAAAGTCGCCATCACGGATGCCGCGCTGAATCAGATCAAGCTCTTCTCTTTCAGACGATCGGCTTGACCGCGCATCACCGATTACGTTCATGGCGACACGGGTGCCGTCGATGTCCACGTTAGGGTCAACCGGCGACGGAGCGATCGGGCTATCCTCGATCTGCTCGCCGCGCATATCAACTTTCAACGAGTAAGCGCTGAAGTACTCGTTGTAAATCTCTTCGGCCCTGTCGGGATCAAAACCGGCGCGAATTGCGCGGTCAGCCTCAGCCCGAATCTGCTTAAACATGCGAGCCACGCCGCGCCTGTAGAGGCGAGCGCGTCCAGAGACGTTCCTGTCGCGGAAGTACTGAAGGTCTTCGGCGATCTTGCGGCGAGTATCAAGCAGGAATTCCCTGGTCGTCGCCTTGTCAGGACGGAAGCCGCCAGACAGTCGATCATAGGAGTTCTCGTCGTTGTAGCCCCACAAGCCAGCGTTCTCGTCGATCTTTTCGGTGGCGCGATAGACGGCCTCGTTGCCTTTGGCGTCCGTGGTGCGAAGCGTGTTCAGCTCCTTGAGCTGCCGATCAATCTTGTCCAGCTCGGCGTTAAGCGCGAGGATGGTGTCGTCAAAGAACTTGATCCGGTACGAGTTTCGGATGAACTGATCAAACCGCTGACGCAGATCACTCTCACCCCTGGCCGGCTTAGCCATATCTACCTGCGGCCTCTCGGCAGGTTGCACTTGTTCTTCTGTCTGCTCCTCTTTCCTGGGGCTGTAAACCTTTTTGAAGTTTGCCCCGGCCTGATCAACGTCCTCAACGGTGCCCTCGTCGGGACGGAAAGCCTCGCCGGGCATCCGTGCATCGACGTTCTCGACAACGGACTGCTTGCCCTCTGCGGTGACTCGAACTCCGGTGCCGTAGCGAACGCGCTCAGTAACTCGCCTGCCTTCAAGCAACGGGACTCGCGCCTCGCGCTGCATCTCGGTGAAGTTGCCAAAGCCCTTGTCAAAGAGCTTGGCCTCGCGGAACAGCTTGGCCGCCTGACCGATGCTGGCTTTGTTGCCATCACGCAACAGGGTCATCACCTTGTTGTATGCCTTGACATCATCCTCTGAGCGCGAATCCGGGGCTGCGCGAGATGCGCGGGGCTCGGCCCCCTGCTCTTGAATGGTGGCCTGCCGCTGCTGCATCTCGGCAAGGTAGTCCGACATCAGGTCGCGAACGGTATTCCACTCTTTAATGTAGCTCTTGAGTGCGCCGGCTCGGCCCGCGTTGTTTGCGATGTAGTCGCCAACGTCAGAGAAGATCTTGTCGAGCATGTCCAGAGCCCGCTGGAGCAGGCTGGGATTCTTCCTGCCGACATCGATCCAGAACGCCTCTTCCATGAAGACAACGCCGAACACATCGGCGGCGATCTCGGAGTTCAGTTCCGACGGCTTGTAGCCGGACTTGATGAGCTGAGACTTGTACCTTGCGGCTGCGTCGGTGCGCAGGAACTCAACGACCGTTTCCGCAAGTTCCTTGGCAAGCTTGGGGTCGCGCATCTCAAGCTGGTGAAAGACTTCGTGCCCGACCAGGAAGCGCTGACTGACTTTAGTGCCGACGTTAACAAAGATTTCGTTTGAGTCGTTCGATGCAATGCCGCGCAAGCGAGACTTGCTGGACCTGAAGCCGTACACCTTAATGCCAAGAGCTGCGGCGATCTCCTCTAGCTCTTTGGGTAGGCTGACAATCTCGTAGTCATCGGCCGTGAATGTCTCGCTTTGGACAGAGGAGTCTAGCCTCGCCAGTTTCTCGGCCGGGGTAAGCGGGGCGAAGGTGGCCGCTTGAGAAGTTGCTTGAGGGGCGGCCTGAGGAGTCGCCTGAGTGGCCACTTGAGGGGCCGCTGCGGACGTCGAGGTCTGCTGCGAGGCCTCTGCCTGAATCTGCCCCATCAGAGCGTCACGCTGAGCGGTGTTTTCTACCTTGGTCTTTGACAGCTCCGTCAACAGAGTTGCCATTCGAGGAGAGATGTCCTCGGGAAATGCCCTTCCTTCTGACAAGACATTTGATCGAGTGTCGCCGATATTTCGTACAGCCCACTCAACAAGATTATTGTCGCGGCCGAAGACCAAAACTTCGTACTGACCGCCCTCCCTGGCGAACAAGTACTTTCTGCCGTTAAAGTCAAGAGCCGCCCAAGCGCCAAAGTTATTGCGCTCGCGATCACTTGGACTGCGAACTCCCTGCTCGACAGGTGCGGGGGGCGTAGCCGGCTGCGCAGGTTGCGTTGGCTGCGTAACGGCAGGTTCAATTGGAGCAACAGGCTTGCCGTTCTCGGAATCGAAACGGTCCTGCTCTTCCTGCATTTGCTGCTGGTAGCCGGGATCATTCCATGCATCGTCCATCGAGCGGCCGATATCCTGCTCCGTGAGAGAGCGTCTGCCGGGAAACTTCACAACACCAGCCGGCGGCATGTTGTTGACAAAGTCTGGGATCGAGTCACTCAGCTTCTGAATGAACTCGGGAAACTGCGCCATCTCGTTGCGCACATCCTCGATCAGTTTGGGGTCTGCAAGCGCCTGAGTGAACTGCTCACGGATACCGGCGCGATCAACGGCTCGGCTGATCATTTCACGCTCTTGCTCGGTTGCCGCGTCCTGATACATCACCGCCGCAACAGCAGGCTTGGTCTGAAGCGTCCTCGACATATCGTCGAAGCTCAGATTCGCGGTCATCGGAGACTCGCCGGCAGCCTTTTCGCTGCGGCCAAGATCTCCCTGCTGATCGCCGGCGGGCGCGCCTGCGGGTCTCTGGCCAGCATCAGGCTTAGGGCCGCCCGCTTCTTTTTCTCCGCCGTAAGTAGCCTGCTTGACCAGTCCGCCGGCAAGACCGCCGATCAGCGCCTCTTCGGAAACGCCCTGGCCAGTAGGCTGGTAGCCCATCACGTTGGTAAGGGCCTTCTGGCTGCCTTCTTGGAGGCCCTCCATGATGACGGACTTGACGGCCTGAGCTACGCGACTGCCGGTCTCGGAAAGGAATCCGAGCTTGTTGGTGATAAACGACAGGGGCAGGTTATAGGCAACGGCCTTGTAACCCTGACGCTCGGCGACCGCTTCGTTGCCGGTCTTGCCGAGAGCGCCCTCGTAGGCCTCCTGGCCGATCGACGGGGATTCCGCCGCCGTGCCGACAATGGTAGCGAGGAGTGATGCCATCGCCGGAGTTGCGCCAGCCGCTGTTGCGGTCCCGCCGGTAGCCACGGCAGAAGCGGCCATCGGAAGCATAGAGCCAACGCCGCCGGCGACTTTCTGAATGATGTCCTGCTCTTTCGGCGTGAGGGCCGCCGCATCGATCTGAGCCTTTTTGCCGATATCTTCCAGCGTCTTAATGCCAAACTGGCGACCGAGGTACTCGGTGGTCGAGCCAACGAATCCGGCCATGCCGGCAGCCATCGAGTCTTCGGTTTCTCTGAGATACCTCTCAGCCGAGCCGAGGGCACCAGCAAACCGATCCATGCCCACCGCCTGGGCGGCTGACTTGGCAATAAGCACCGGCGCACGCGCAACACTTGTCGGAGTCAGGTCTTGCAGCGGGGTGCGATTTTGGTTTTGCCTACGAAGAGCCTCAATCTCGACTTGCCGAGCAGCCTCTTCTTGCTTGACCCGAGCAACGCCTGCGGCGTCGATCTCGTTGGGGTCCGCTTGGTTGGTGCCGAAGGTTCTGGTAATTGCTTCGTCGGCACGTTGCAGCAGACCTTTGGGCTTAACGACATCCTGAGGCTTGGAGTAGCCGTACATGGCTCGATAGCGCTCGGCAACGACGTCCTCGCTTGCGGAAGACTGATCTTTGAAAATTGTGTCGTCGTTGAGATTGATCTTGCCGGATGGGGCAAGATCCCTAGATAGGCCACGGCGCTCACCGCCTGACGCCGAAGAGCTGAAAAGGGAATCGTCGTACAGGTCGATAAGCGGTTTCGCCATTTCTAATCCTTGCTACTACCTCTTAGCGGATGGGCGGCATAACGGCGCGGACGCCGTTTACATCGACGATGCGATGGCCATCTTTTTCGGCGAACTTGGCTTGGCCAGACTCAATTCCGCGAATGATTTGAGCCGCCTCATAGGCTGACATAGACCTTCCGGTCACCTGTTTTGTGGTGTTCCAAATGCCAGTCATGGCCGCGGCGTCTTTATTGCGGCGAGCAAGCTCGTCTGGAGTGGTGAGCGGGTTGTTCTTGTTCCAGCCCAGAGAGTCGTTAATCTGTTTCTGGAAATCATCAAAGTCCTTGGCAAGCCGAGCCTCCGCCTTATCATCGCCGCGAGCGTCACGACCGATCTTGGCCGCATTCACCGTTGCGTCTGCGGAAATCCGCGTCCGCCTCTCAGCGCCGGCCTCTTGAGAGGCGGAAGTGCGCTCGCGTGACTCGCGATTTTCTTTTTCGATCTTTTCGCGCACGGCAAGTTCGTCGGTGGAAATACCCTTCCTTGCGGCAATTTCTTTGTCGGTAGTGCCCTCTCGGGAGGCTCGATCCTTGGCGCTCTCGGCGGCGCTGAACTCGAACTTGTAGGCATCGCCAACATTAAGTGCCAGAGGGGCAATGCGGTTTGCAAATTCTGTTCGGTTCACGGAAGTGGTGCCGGCGGTGCCGTCCTTGCGCGTGAAGTTTAGGTTCAGCGTGTCGGTTGCCTGATCGTACGTTGCGCCGTCAAGGGTGTTGCCGTCCTTGAACACGCGGTTGTAAACCGGCTTGATAACAGCCATGCCGGCGTCAACGTCGCCGGCCTTGAGAAGCTGAGTGCCCTGGAAGACGCGCTCGGCGAATTTCTCCTTACGAACCTTCTCGATGGACTGCTCAAACTCTGGCGAGTACTTCTTGGTCAGGATGGCTTGCTGACGCAGCAGACCCGACATCTTCGAGTAGTGAGCGTCATACATATCGGGGTCATCCTTGTTCGGCATATCCGCAAAAGACTTCACCTCATTGGCAATCTGACCGCTCAGCTCGTTGTAAGCCTTCTCGGTATCAATGGCCATCTGCGCCTGCTGTTTTTGCAAGGCCAGTACGCCTCTGCGCTCAGTTGCGTCTTGCAGCTCCGAAGAAGTCTTAAGACCAGAAACCAGCCCGGTGGCGAATGCGCCGATTCCAGCACCAATACCCATTATGACCTCCGCATACCCATGCGCTGAACGGCGGCAGGGGTGTGATACTTACTCTTGAGCTTCTCGAAGAACTCGACGCCCTTGGCCTTGACGACGTCGGCCGGGATGACGTATTCGCCATCCGACAGCATGGCCGGGATCTTGTCGTCCACGGGGCCGCCGGGTCCGCGAACATGACCGGGCCCTGAATGCATCGGGCCACCGTCAGCTTTGCCACCAAACATGGCCTTGCCTGCGGCGGCACCCATCGGGCCACCAAGCGCCATGCCGGCCATTGTTCCCAATCCGCCCATGAGTGCGCCAGTAGCAGCCTGCTCGGCCTGATAACCCTGCATACGGCCCTGGAAGTCTTGCGCGAACAGGTTGCCTGCGGCGGTGTTGCCCTGGATGTTGGTGTTGAAGCCCTGCCCCATGACGCTGGCGCCCTGAGCCACGTTGCCGATGCCTTGCGAGGACATGTTCGCCATCTGCCCAGCACCAGCGCCTTGAAGGCCGTAGTACTGAGCAGCAGTGTTTGGCATGTTGCGCCCGAATCCGGCGGCGCCAGCTCGCAACGCAATGCCTCGATCCATCGTGTCGAAGGCTGCGCCGGTCTGAGCTCCAGCGGAAGCTAGGGCCTGGGCGTTGGTCAGCTTGGCATTCTCTCGTGCGAAAGCGGAGCTGTTAGGGTTCAGGCCATAGCGAGAAAGCAAGCGGGACTGCTGGCCGGCGGCGTTGGCGTACTGCTGGTTAACTGCGGCAGCAGCGATACCCTGGCGGCGCTGAATGTTGGCCTGAGAGTCGTAGTCCATCGCCTCTTGCGCCATCTTTTGCTCGATGGGCTTGAACGTGGACTCGTAGTAGGCGTTCTGCTTGTCAGCGAACTCCTTCTGCTGCATCATCGAGGATCGCATATCCCCGATGAGATCCTCACGCAATTGCTGATCACGCGCCATCCTGGGCGCGATGTCGGATTTGTAGATGCTTTTGTAAAAGTCCAGCCCTTCTTTGGCTGTTTGGGCGTTTGCCCTGGCCGCTTCGCCAAGGCCCGGATCTGGAGTCGGAGCGTCACTACACATGGTTAAGCCTCAAAAATTTTCACGAACTCGATGGCAACGGGGTTGTAGCCCATGCGCCGCATCAGGACATCCGCCCGATTTACCAGCTTGCTATTCGCCCTGATCTCATGAATGCCGATGCTTTGCAGGGAGTCCTGGGCAAACTTAAGAATTGCCATCACGGCAAAGCCGCCGCGATGCTCAGGCTTGATGTACAGGGTGTCCTCCGACGCATACCTAGTCTGCGTGTGGATGCTGGTAACCAAGTACATCCTCAGGTTTCCGGCCAGCTCACCATTTTTATGGCGCATCGTGAACTGGATCAGTTTCCCAGCTTTCTCACTAGCAATTACCGCGTCGTAGTTCGGGTTAAGCGCCAACCCATGACGATGGCGCTCAGTCTCCTTCCAGTGCTCAACGTGCAACTCATGCATCTCGGGAAGAATGTCGCGAAAACGCTCGACCTGAATGACGTAGTCCTTATACGGGACAGAGCCAAACTTGGCCGGATCGTGAGAGTAGTCCTCCCAGTCAAATGCGCCAGCCTCAATCTGCGCAGCAAGCTCCGGGGTCAGGGTTTTCCCCAGCCCCGAAGCGAGTGCTTCGCGCAGTTTTTGATGGCTAAAAACGGACATCCGTGTTCCTCTAGCTGCTTGTGTGATTCTAGGTGGTGAGTCCCTAAACGTCGGTCATGTCAAGGTCAGGGTGGGAAACCGAAAGCTGCTCGTAGGCGTGGGCCACAATGTTTTCGGGAGCCGGGTCTGGCATCACATACTCGGCGTACAGCGCCCGGACGGGCCGCTCACCCCTCAGGCGGGACTCTTTGTTCTGGTAGCCGCCAATGTATGCTTTTGTCTGCCTTGTCTGGTAATCCATCTCCAGCTCAACGACTCGGCCGTAGGTGAGCCTAGTGCCGTTGTCAGAGGTGACGTTGATTTCAATTCCCATAGACATCCTTTAGAAAAAGCCTACCGCTTCAAAGATCACAGAGTTGACGGTCAGACTGTCTTCGCCGCCTCCAGAAATAACCGAGCAAGACGGGATTGCGGTTACCGTCTGACCGGCGGCGACATCGAAAGTGCCAACGGTGAACGTATATTGGCTTGTGCTATATCCAGTGTAGAAGCTCGATGACTGAACCACGGAACCGTTTACGGTTACTCGAAACGCAAAAGAATCGTCGGTAGTAGGAGTCACGATGAACTTTGCCCGCACACGAAGCAGCTTTGTGGTACTTAGGTTTGAGACCTTTACGCTTCCGCCAGAAACATAGCTGCCTCTCCCATTAAGATAGTTATCCCAGCCAAAGCCGCCACCGACATACCTTATCGGATTGCTGATGCTGCCAAAGTTGTCAAGGTAGGTAAGGCGCTGGTTAAGCGTTTCCTGGAACGTGTCGTAGTCGCTCTTCAGAACAACCGAGTTCGGGTTGAATACCTCGATCTTGGCGTAGCCGTTTCCGCCGGAGCCACCGGCTGTCGTCGGGCTACCATCTCCGCCGTCGCCATCCGCTGGATCAATATAGAAGCCACGGTTTCTGACGTATGCGGCCGACGGAGCGCCACCTCCGCCACCGCCGCCACGGGTACCAGAGCCGCCGTTGAGCAGGCTGGGGGTTCCAGAGGCTGCGCGGTAAGTGACGTTGCTGCCAAAGTAAGATCCACCTCGATCGCCGCCAATCGATCCATCGACGTTGGCCGCAAGACCTGGTATCGACTGGACCGCAGCAAAGTCGCCGTAGTCATTTGTCCGGTACACCATCGATACACCATTGGTGTATGTCTGGTCGTAGCTGGTGCTCATTGATAGCGGAGTTCCAGCAGACCCGCCGTTGGCTACGTAGGTATCCGAGCCAATGGTGATTTGCGTGTTACCACCAGAGCCGCCGGATTGTGGACTGTTGGCATTGCTGACAGGTCCGCCGCCAGCCCCTCCGGCGCCAACAACAACTGAAATTGTCTTTCCTGGCAAGATGTTGTAAACCGTCATGTTTACAACAGAACCTGGGCTTCCACCACCACCTGTGTATTGCTTGCCTCCGCCCGCACCTCCGCCGCCGGCCCCAACAAGGGTGAATCGCACAGTGCTGATGGTGGCAGTCGTTGTATAGGCTGTGTAGCTACCAGAGTTTGGGTAAGTGAATGTTTGGCCCGAGAGCTGGCTCGCGTCCAAAACGCCAGCCTCCAGAACCCCGCCGAATGTTCCCTTTGCCGCGTCAAGCACGCCACTGAAAGAGCCTTTCGCGGCTTTCAGTTCTCCAGAGAACGTGGCGTTGCCGCCGCTAACTGTCAGCCCTGCGCTTGAGATCTCAAGGTCACTGCCATCCCAGGAGAGTTTTCGGCTGCCGCCGTTGCCAACCGAGAATGTGCCCGTCGAGGAGAGAAAAAATCCTTGACCAGAGTTGAGCGCAACCTGCCCCGAGTACAGAGAGCTGGCAGTCATGCTAATGCCGCCAACCGTACCGGCACTAGCGTAAATCGTGCCTCTTACCTGAAGGTTCGTGCCATCCCAAAGTACGTTATTGTTAGGGCTTCCGACGAAGAACTTGTAGACGCCGCTGTTATTGCCAAGGAAGAATCCAGTACCAGCCGAAGAGTCGCCGGGAGAATAGGCGAGATTGAGGCCTCCGGACAGGTAGCCTGTTGTAACGCCAATGGCCGCGGTCAGGGAGCCAGTGCTGATCTTGTCGGCAACAAGGCTTTGGATCTTTGCGCTGGTGATTGTGGCGTCGGCAATATACGCAGAGCGGATGTACGCCCCAACCGGATACGTGACGCCGTCAATCACCGTTGGCGTGGTTGTGACGATGAATGGAAGCTGACTGGTAATCTCTTCCCAGTAAGCCGTATCAGTTGGTGCGCGGCCAGTTGTTGTGGCTTTGCATCGGTAGATCTTGTATCCGCCGGAGGTGTAGCTCACCCTATCATTAAGCACGTACGTTGTAGTGCTGATGTAGGCGGGAGGAGTAGACGGCCCGATAACAAAAGCGTCTGCACGAATCGCAAACAGAGAAGATGGCGTTGCGCCAGTAGAGGTTGACGCCAGACCAAACCCAGAGACATATCCGCCGGTATCGATCTTGACTGTGTATTGAGCGAACAGCGAGTTGTCTGCGTTTGCCCTTGTCGTGGCCTCGGTTTGAATCGAGCTGTAAATGTCTCCGCCGACATTTAAACGGGAAGAGACCGTATCTACCTGAGTTGAAATTGCGCTATTGGTTTCGGCTTTTGTGTACGCGTAGCTCTGAACGTAACCTTGAGCGCTTGAAAGCGTAGTCGCATCTGCTGCGCCGTACGCGCTAGTCAGAGTAGTCGATGCCGTCGAGATTGCGCTATCTGTGGCGGCCTTGGTGTAATAGTTTGTCAGCAGCGACGAGCGCGTGGCAGGCAATCCCGTTACTGAGTCGTTGACCTGAGAGCTTAGCGATGTAAGGCTGCTACTGATCGCCGTGTCATTGGTTGCCCTAGTTGATGCCTCGGTCGTGATCGCGGCATTTAGGGTGTTGTAGTTCGTGGTAACTGTGGACGACAGAGCCGAGATTTGACTTGACAAGGCTCCGTCAGCGCTTGCCCGAGCTACCCGCTCGTTGTAAACCAGACCCGTTGTTAGCTGCGCAACATCTGTTCCAGAGTAAGTACCGCGAATCTGAGCGGCAAGTGTCTCGCGGCTGGCGGCCTCAGCGGCATCTCCTGATGCACGCGCAGTCTGCTCAGTTTGTAGCGCCGCAAGAACACTGCTCAAGTCTCCAGTAGATGCAGCCGTCAGCGTGTTGATCTGAGTCTGAAGATTGGAGTCTGCGCTTGCCCTGGACGCTGCCTCATTAAGAATGGCTTGAGCGCGAGCAGATGCCTCTGCCTGAATTGCAGCGGCTCGAGCAATAGATTCCCGATTGAGCCGATAGTTGACTCCACCAGCTTCACTGGACGGAGAATCGATCAGCTCGATACGTTTGCCAAGACCGGCATACAGCTCAGTCTCTGTAATCTTCCCGCTGAGAGCGTCAAGGATTTTTCGCGAATCAAGGGCCGTCTGAGCTTTTGTGCCGGAGGAAGAGTTGAATGGGCCGGTTACGTTCGCCTTGGAAACAAACCGAATCCAGTAGTAGTAAGTGCTGCTTGCGTCAGCAGGATCTGCGTAAACATTGCCGATCGTGGCGCCGACCAACACAGCTTCGGACTGAGAGTCAACTGTGCCGCGCCACACCTCTGTATAAGCATGGTTTTGGTAAGGGGCGCCACTCCACTCAAGGTAGACATTAGTGAATCCGCCTGAGGCAACCAGCCCCACAGGAGGGGGAGGCGTCGTAAGGTCCGTGACTGCGTTGTAGCTGCCGCCAGGAGTCAGCGTTGGATTGACCGGGATGCTTCCAGATCCGCTTTTAGTCCCAGATCCAGCCGCATCTTCGGAGGCGACGCCAAGAGCAACAAGGTCGCGCAAAGTCGCCGCTTGATCAAGCGGATTTCCAATCTGGCCCTCCCGCACCTGCATGGTGTTTTTGATGGCCTGGAGGACTTCAAGAACATTGTCGCTCCTGACCTCCGGAATGGATGGGACTTGAGTCTCGCGGCTCATAGCGCTTTCATTTCAGTCGAGTTTTGCGCAATGCTGACCGAGTAAACCTCGTTGCCGGTCTCTAGCTCAAACTCCCAGTCATAACTTCTGAATCCAGAGGGAAGACGGAACGCATTGTTGTTTTGCACAACCTTCTGAAGCTTTAGCGCACTCTCGCAGTAAACCCTGATTGTTACCGGATAAGCCTCGGCAACAACTTGACAGAACCCAAAGTTAGTCGGGTAGTCCAGGCGGAATACTTTACTGCGCCACTTGGAAGTCAGGGGCGCCCCGGCGTCAAAGCGCTTAATCTTGCCACCCTGAGCCAAGTAAAGAATGTCGGATCTGGCGTCGTAATAGCCTGCCGTTATTTTGCTGGAGGCATTTATGTCAGATGTCGTTAGTGCGGCCCCTTGGCCGGATATGTCTACGACCAGCATTCCCTTCAAAGAGCCGGTGTCGTAGGTGATGTGAATGCGGCCGTTGTATACGTAGCACTCCATCGATGAAGGACTGAAAGACTGCCATTGGTCGCGAGAGTACAAGTTCTTGGTAACCACGTCGTTGGTTGTGCCGATTTCAACCAGCCCGTCAGCAGACGCGTAGATCACTCCGCTCCCAGTCTCAACAATTGAGCGCTTGGAAACGCATGCCTGTTGAAGCGGCAGCTTGCTAGAAGACATTGCAGCAGGGTCGATGCCCTGAAACAAGTACGGATACGAATCCGTCAACACTGCAACCGACTGACCAAACGTAGCAATCCCAACGATGTTGAAGTCAATCGGGTATTCGTGAGGCCATGCATGAGGAAGGTTGGGCTCAGACAGGTACAGCGTCTTGCCAACAAAGCCAACGGCGGCACCGTTTGCCATGACGCGCATTCCCTTCAGGCCTGCCGGAGGAGCAACCCAATCCTCGGATGGAAGCACTTCGCCAAGGTCGGATTGCGTCTTGGAGTCGGTGTAGCTGTCAGAGGCAACAGGAACTTCGTCTACGTACTGGAACTGGGCCGCATTGCCAACAGTCGAGCTTCTGTAGATCCGCTTTTTAGTGATGTTGTATGACCCGGTCGGAACGGAGGCCGGGATGGAAATCGTGACGTCACCCTCTGGATCAATGTTTGCAGACGATGATGCAGCAGAAGGAGGCCCCTCTTCCCCGTATGCGGAAACGTACGTGTAGACGTAAGTCCTGGTCTCCGGAACGGTATCTGACGGCACGGTTGCGATTGCGCCAGGAGTCCCCGTAGGGGTTGACGGAAGACTTTGCAGGCTCATCGACAAAGATGCGCCAAGCGCTGAGTCCGCAATCTTGTCAGAAAAAGAAGTAGTGCTTGCCGTGGTCTCTGCAACGAGTTTCCAGGCGGACTCGCTGATGCTGACAACCGCCCCTGTAATGGTTGGCGTTTGACGATACAGCCGCTTTTTGGTAACGCCAGCAGGCATTGTTTCGCTGTGCGTAACAGTGACATCTGTGGTTCCGTCAACCGCCCATACCGTCGCGCTTGCGGGCCCGTGGCTGGTCTCATTTCCGGAAGCGTCGGCAAATGAAACCATGTAGACGCGCTGCACTGCGCCGGAGGTCTCCGAGCTAACCGATCCAATGTTCGACACGGATGGGGCGCGAGTGGGGCCCGACAGGGACAGCGAGTTCCAGATTGCCGAAGCGCTGGCAATCGAAGCATCTGTTGCGGTGTCGTTGTATGCGGAGACGTTGAGATCCAGCTCGGTTATGCGCCGGAAAGTTCCAGACACCTTGCGATAAATACGCTTCTTGGTGATGCCCGCGTCACCAAGGTTGTCTGTCGTAAGGTTTGAGAAAGACACTTTCTGACCGTCAACACCTTGGATCGACAGCACCTTTGTCGGAAAGGATTCTTTAAGCGTCGTCGGGTTGTAGAACGTCAGCACGTAGTCTCTCGCAACCCGCGTGTAAGCGGTTGGGTTTCCGAAAGACGTAATCGATGGAGGAGATGTTGGCGCGGGAATTCCGAGCTGGTACGAAGCCCTTGGATAAGCGCCTGTTCCTGACTGAAGAATCAGTGAGTACGGAGCATAGCGAGGAACGTCGGTGCCATTGGTCCAGTACAGACGCTCGTTAACATCGTTGGCAATCGGGGAGCGAAAGACATCGGTATCTTCGGCAAACTCAAGCCAAGTAGAGTTTTCTCCCGAGGTTCCCTGATAAGGGAAGATCGTCTTTGGGTTGGTGCGAAGCGCGTCTTTGAGATCGGTTGAGGCCTTCATCGGCACAAGCGCACCCGAGACAAGACGGACGTTGTTTGCCGTCTGCGCCTCGTTGTTCTGCAACAGCTTGGTGCTGACAATGGGCTTAAGCCCGTTAAAACTTTTTACGCCGATTGCAGCCATGTAGTTTTACCAGAGCTTGGTTCGCGCCCAGTAGTTGGCGCTGAACTTGTCATCCTTGGTCAGGTTTCCGTTCTTGTCCCTGATTCCGGCGGATCGAGAAAGATAGTTATCCCGGCGCTTTTCGTCGTGGTGCTGGGTGTAATCCTGCATGCCGCGTAGGCCAAAGCGAACCAGTTTTACCTCGTCACCCTTTTTGGCGAGAACCATCTTTTTCTGCTTGGCGCCATCCGGGGCGTCAACTGGCTTGTTGAATCCCGGAAACTCATGCCCCCGGTAAACCAGCTTTCCGCCATCGCGTTTGATGTTTGACGCCTTCATACGATTTTCTCCGGTGCTTTCAGTTTTTCTTCATGCATACGCCGCGCACGTAGCCTTGGAGGCCTACGACGAGCGCTTCCAGTCGGTCAGCTTCTGCTGCCATTCCAACAAGAGCCGTCGCACAATGTCCGAGTAGCTCTCGCTCAAGTCCTGCTCCTGCATTAACTCGGGCGCCGGAGGCGGCGCTTGCGGAGGCTGAAGCGCCCGAGGGGGAGAGCTTGTCGCGCAACTGACCAAGCTCAGACTGAGCGCCAGCAGCGCTGCGCTCGTAACGCTTCTTGAGTTCAACATACTTTACCTCGCTCTCTTGTTTAGCCTTAACAAGCTGTTGCTCTTTAACCCTAAACTCCGACTCTTGCTTAAGAGCGGTTTCTAGCTGAACAGCTTTTTCCTTATCCCATTCCGCCCGAACAACCGACTTGCCGGAACGGAAAGCATAGAAATGTGTGATAGACAAAAGGATTGCCATAGCCAAGGCAATCCAGACGCGTGGATTCAGCAGGTACAGCATATCAGCCTCCTACGCATTGTTCGTATTCAGCCTGTCGGCGAATCGACAGGCCACGTAGGCGCTCGCCGTTAAATCGGTCCCAGCGCAAAATCTCGGAGCAGGCACCAGAATAGTCCTGAGCGTTAAGTTTCCTGACAAGAGTGCTGCCACAAAACGCCCCCGATCCAATGTTGTAGGCTAGGGAAACGTAGGCGTCGTACTCGTACTGATGAAGAGGCACCTTCACGCAGGTCTTGATTGCCCCCTCATACCTCTGGATATCTTGGAGTGCGCGAACAACAGCCTTGGCAGGATTGATCTTCTCTCCACCCTTAAGTGGCCGGCCTTGTTCGTCGGTTGTGGTGCCAAACCCGTATGTCGGAACATCGCCAGGGACTGGTGGTTCTGCGACATCTGACCAGCCTTCATTCATCACTAAGCCGCCAAATGCCGTTGCCGACAGAGTGAGCGCCGCAACAACAACCCGGAAGTTACTCATTCTTTTGCCCCGCCTCTGAGTTGCGACCCAACCAACCTTGAACGGTTTTGGTTTCATAGATTCTGATGCATCCCCAGACAATAGAGATCAGGGCGGCAATCGGAGGTAGCCATTGAGATAGGGAGAGCAGCACCGTGCCAACGCTCACCGCATCAACAACGTGTTTGGTTTGCTCGGTCAGATTATTCACGGCGCTTACCTCTTACTTCAGCCTACGAAGCTTAAAGAGGGTTCGTCGATAAAGCGCCACGCCCTCATCTATGATGTTTTGTATCGAGGTGTCTTCTTTTTCCACAACCTCGTAGCGATTTTTCAGCACCCAGTCGTGATGGGCCTGGAGGATTTCAATGATGTCGTCTCCGCCCTTGTGCGCAAGAAGCGGGATCTTTTCGATTTCTTTGCCGCTGCCCATATAGGTCTCGGCAATCTCGTCTGCAATTTCCACAATGCCGTCGTAGAACTCGGCTAGAGCTTGATGGGCGGCGTATGCGCCGGGCCCGGAAACAAGCAGATGCTTTCGGTGAGCCAGATCTCTACTTAGGAACATCAATGCAATAAGTTCGCCAATCATTTTCTATCCTCAGTTTATCTATTAAATTGTTTTGTTACACATGCTATTGGTTACTGAGGCTTGCTGGGCCATTGAACCCTGAAAGGAAAGTCCTGCTGGTCCGGGACGTTGCGCAAAGCCTGTCGATAAACGGCCCACGCAGCCTTGTCAACTGTTGCGTCCGCGATTTGTGTCCAGTCGCTACTGGAAAGCCTTGCGTTTCGCTCTGAGCGAACATTCAAGGACGCTTTAATTTCGTCAAGCTCGTTGACTTGCCAAGCCTGTTTCCAAACTCCGCTATCAAATACCGGAGTAACTTCAACCAAGTATTCAATTAGAGGGTTAAAGTCTGGCCGAGCAGACTCCTCAACCACAACAATACCAAACTCAAGCAAGGTTTCTGAAGTCGGCTCTTCTGGAAACGATGTGTTTGGATACTCGGCCGAAAGGCTTGCTGGATACTTAACGATGTTGCCGTTGTTAATCAGCGCATACATTTTGTGCTACCTTTATGAAAGCGACAGGTACATGGATGCCATTCCCCTGGCGGATCCTCCGGTCGACGAGTAAGTGCAGGTTACGTTTTGTGGGGATGAGTTATAAATTTTGTATCGAAGAACGTGTGAGGTGAATGGAATGACCGACCCGGTTTGCGTGGGAGACATCGTAGAGGCTGATGCGCTACCTCCGCCCTCAATGCTGTAAAAACCCAAAGCTATCAATGGCGCCGTGCCGCTAGACGATGTAATAGTCTGAGGCGACGGTGTTGCAGTTGTTCCTTGATTTCCGTTTGTTGTTACGCTGCCAGAAGTAACGTCTGCTAAAATTTTGTAGTTTAGCCTAAATACTGAGCACGACCATACGTAAAAAGGGCCAGCGGTTGTTGGCGTAAATGTTGACCCAAGATCTGCCGACGTCAGAATCTTGTAGCCAATGTAAAGATTACCCGCGTCGGCACCTGCCGTTACATATTCATTATATGACGCAAGCTGCGTTAGACCAGAGCCCGCAAAACTCAATGATGGAGGCGTTGCGCTATTGCTGTCTGCTGAGTTATAGTAAACAATAAGAAGGTCTCCAGCCTGTGCGCCACTGGCGGCAGATGGATACGTTATTGTTTGTACGTTAAAGCCTGTGCTGGCAATAAATGAGATGAAAGGAACATTGTCTGCTTGACGCGACATAACAGCGGATCGGAGAGCTCGTGAAAGCATTATGCAACTCCCACAAATGCGCCGTAGACCTGAGATCCGGTCTTCCAAAGCTCAATAATGCTAACTGCTGTGGTGGACAATGTTGGCGCGGATCCAGGGACAGCCGAACTAACCCATTTAACGCCGCCAGATCCAAAGCTGGTGTCAGTCCAGGTAATGGCGTTGGCTCCGGCTGTAACCATTAGCGTAACGCTCTGGCCAGCAGCAAAGCTGCTTGCCGTTGGAGTTCGGCTTGCACCAAGAGTCCAGAGCTGAATAGATCCGTTGGCTGGGTTTACGTCAACAGATGCACCATCAGTGATGGTAAATACGTTCTCTTTAATGTTTCCCGAGAAGGTCCATTGCCCGTTGGCAGCGACGTTGGTTGTAGACCCGGAAACAGCAGAACCAATAGCTATTGAGGTGGTCGATCCACTCAAGCCGCCTGTACCAATATTGATGGACTTGGTGCTGCCAGACGCTGTTGCCCCGATCTGGACGTTTGTTGCTGAGTTAACGGTAGACTGGCCAATAGTAATAACGCCAGTCTGGCTTGGGCCGCCTAACGTAAATAGTTGGTTAGTTGCCGTAGATTGAATCGTCAGCGTTGTTGACGTATTCATCACGCCGGAAAAGTTTTGACTTCCCGAAAATAACTGACCGGAAGTACTTAGCGTTGCAAATTGATATGTGGCGCCGGAAATTCGGTAAAACAAACCGCTAGTGGTTCCCCAAACATCCCCCGTAACCGGGCTGGTCGGCGCGGAGCCGACACCAATATTAAAAGGCGCTGCCGTTGTTGTGGATGCCGGCAATATTAACTGCCCCGTCATTGTGCCGCCAGCAAGCGCCAGCCGCTCAGTCTTAAGGTCATTCAGCATCACCCTTGCAACACGGAGTTCCACGGTATCTCCGGTTGACCATGCTCTAGCAGTCGTCCCGTCTTGGGCGCGAGTGACGGTGAATGTGTCCGTGCTTACGGCCGTAACCTTGACAATCTCGATGTTTCCTGAAGCGTCAGTCAGCGTGACGTAAAAGTAGTCTCCGCCAGAGATTGACGGGAATAGAGCGCCCTTTCCCGTCGCAACGGTCAGGCTTGTGGCGATGTTCGTGATCGAAGATGCCAGGGTGGCCGATGCGTTGTTTGAATAGAGGACTGGCATTACGCAACCTTCAGAACTTCAACATTGATGTATTCGATCTCGGCACCCACGGAAATGTCGTCGTAGGAGGCGGATACCTCGATGTCGTTGGCGGCGGCACTTGCCTGCACGTAGCTTGTTGACACGGACGACAAGAGGCCGGATTGAGTGTAGATCTTTCGCAGTCGCGAGCTTGCAACAGCGGCTGAAGCCAAAGCGCTTCCGCCAAATCTTTTGGTAATAAAAATCGTTGGGCTGGTTAGCGCGGTAGAAAGCGCCGAGCCACTAAAAACCAAAACCGCAGAAACTAAGCCTGAGGCCTGAGCGGTTGCATTAATGGAGCCGGCAATGCTCCGGATTATCGATGCGCTTGCGCTTGCTGAAGATGTTGCACTGATGGAGGCAGCAACACTTCTGAAGGAAATTATTGAGGCCTGAGCAATGCTTGCAACAGCGCTCGCGGAAGCGGCGAGCCTTGCGGTAATTGCAAGCGCCCCTGATTGCACCACTGACGTTTGAATAGAAGCGGCAATCGACGTCGTCTTCGATATGCTGCCAGAAGCAGACAAAGAAGCGGAAACGCTGGAGGCTATCCGCAGCGCAACTGAAAATGAAGACGACTGAATCGCTGTTGCTGCAACGGATGCTGCTAGGTTCTTGCCCGCGGAAAGGCTGCCGGAAACCGTAACAGCCACAATGGCAAACGCCGAAATTCCCGCTCCGCCGGAAAGCGTCGCGGATGTTGTGGCCGCTACGGAAACAGAAGATGCAATACCCTTTTCGGCGGAAAGGTTCGCGGACGCCGTGACTGCGGATGCGGCAGAAACCGATAGAGGTTTCTGCGCCGAGAGACTAGATGAGGCAACAAAAGCTGTCGAGACAGAGGCCGACAGATTTTTTTCTGGCGAAAGACTAGCTTCCGCTGTAATTGCCGTGGAGATGGAGGACGAAACCTCCTTGACCGCAGACAGACTGACTGACGATGTGACAGCCAGGGAGACAGAAGATGCAAGCGCCTTCCCCAAGGAAATGTCTGTTGACGCTGTCGCAACCGCAGAGACGTTGGACGAGACACCCTTCTGTACTGAGAGCCCACCGGACGCTGCAAACGCTACGCCCGCAGATCCAGACAGCTCTATTGGCTGGATAAGTGAAGCAGATGATGCTGTCGCGCATGAAATCGATGCGCTAAGGCTAACCGAATTATTAAGGGACGCGCTGACTTGTGCCGTTGTTGAGACGGAACAAGCCAAACTCTGTGACGCAACTGCGCCAGAGCTTGCATTTAGTGCCGCGCTATTAAGCGCAGAACTATTGAGCAGCATCCCTTACCCGCTTTTACGCAAAGGTGACAGACAGAGAACCAGCCGGGAAGGTAACGGTGTCGGACTGGTTAATCGTCTTGCTGATGGTCAGCGCACCCCAGAACAACAGGTTGCCGGCAGAAGCAGCATCAAAGATGCCAAAGTGAGTAGCCGTTCCCCAGGTGGCGGACGGAGTCGCAAACGTAATGGCGTTGTTATTCGAGGTCGCGCCGCCCGTGCCGCTGGAGGCGACTGTCGAGCCAGCGGATTGGGTGCCTGCCCAGTTGGCCAGAGACGAAGAAACAGACGCACGGGCATAGCTGCCGCCGGTGACTTCGGTGCCGCCGCCAGAGTCGGACGGGGCAGCGGTGAACAGGCCGACGTACAGGGTAGTAGTCGTGGGAGCGGTTTGACCTCGGAAGAGCTGGTCAACCAGCTTGTTCTCAAGGTAATCGGACATTGCGGACATGGTAAATACCTCTTAGTTAAATTGAGAGCGGATGCTGAACTTAAGGACTTCGAAGACCGTTTGCTTCTGGCCTTCGAAGTCGATTTCAACCTCACCCTCATAAGCGCCTGGATCTACATCTAGAACGCCATTAGGGAAGTTGAACCGGACCACCCCTGCCGTTCCACCGCTAACCTTCTCGCACAAGATCGTCGAAAGAACGGTGTCACTTCCGGTAGCCCGGAAATAAACGCGCACAATGACGTCTGGGTCACTTAGGTCGATGGCAGACCCCGTATTGGGATCGGTTAGGGTGAGACGGATATAAGGTAGGTTGTCGCCCTGAACGAGCTTGATCTTTTCTGACATCAGATCCTCCGCATCTGGACGGCAAGGCTGCCGCGAACATTGCCGTGAAGAGCGCGACTGCGGGCGACGTTTACGCCTACGTCAAACAATCCCTTCTCCACTGCGGCCATCTGCGCGTTGCTGTATGGCTTGCCGGCCGACATCATCAGTCGATACAGGGCGCCGTGAGCGATGGTCTCTGCGTAGTCCTCAAAAACCACATCGTCAATCTCACTGCTCGCCCTGGTTGGTTTAATGGCTACGCGCAGAGTCAGCCCGTTCGCATACTTCTTGTCCGGTAATGGCCACACGCTGATTGAGCGAGGCTCTTTCTGGAGGTAGTACTGAGGAGTACTGGCCTGCGATTCGTATGAGCTGAACAGCCTGTTGTAAGTAGATGCATCTCGCACGAAGTCTGGAGCAACAGCATTCAGCTTGTTGTTCTCAAGCCATGCCTGCTGCACTTTTACTACCACGTAGCCCTTCGGTGGATCAAGGTCGTAGTCAACCAGATTCTGGATGATCGTAATGGGATCGTGATCCACGACAAGAGCAAGGCTCTTCTCGCAGAACTCAATGCATGAATTCCTTATTGCCTGAGTGACGATCAGCTCATTGGCCCCAGGCACCTCAGGGAGAATGTATGGGAAGAAGTCTTCGTAAGCGGCCATTAGGCAACACCTCCAAGCTGAGCCGCGGCGCCGTTGGGATCTCCACCTTTGTTCGATACCTTCGGCCCAAAGGCAATGTCCTTCTGGAGCTTGATGCCAAGGACGGATGCGAACAGCGACAGGTAAGAGCTTGCGAGCTGCGCGTTAGCTGCGAAGTCCGTCTCCTTCGAGTAGCAGCGGAACAGCAGGTAGTTGATCAGCGCCTCAAAGTACGAGTCCTGAACGGTCAGGTCGTCGGTCGTAGCGGAGACGGCGGACGGGTACTTCGAGTAGACGGTCTCAACTTTGACGCCGCTACTGACTGGCGGATACACGAAGAACTGACCGGGGATACGCTCGTCGTAGGTGAAGTGCTTGACCGCCGACTGATTGGTGGCGGTGTGCCAGTTCGGATCAAACCGATCCAGCGTGTCTCGGGCCGTGATGGTGATGGCTCGACCGGGAGTTGTTCCGTCAGACGCCATATTTCGCACCACATCAAGCAAACGAAATCCGCCAGTGGGGATGCTCTGCTTGCTTCCGGCAGACAGGGTTTGAACTGTGGATGCGGAGCAGGAGTCGGGTCGATAGACGGCAACGAGGCGCTGGGCGTCGTTGATGTAGTCAATCATCTCCGCGTTCGACCAGCGATAGCTTGTCGCATCGGAATCGAGCAGGATGTTCCGTGCGCGAGAGATAACGTCGGAAACCTTCATGCAACACCCGGTTTAGGTTTCGCCTTCCGTCCGCCATGCTTGGCGCGGAACGCCTCGATGGCTTTGCTCACTTCCGGCTCCGGTTGAGCGACTGCCGCTTCTACGACTGGATTTTCTCTGGTGTTCTCTTGCTCGAAGGGCGCCATGTCGGCTCGCTCTGCGAGCAGAGGAGTCCATACGTAGATGTAGCCGGAGGGGATTTGCTTGAGAAGTTTAGTCATAAATGAAAAAAGGGGGAGGAGGCTTCCCCCCTCCCCCTATTTAGAACGGAAGAATTACTTCCGGACGTAGGCAGCAACCAGAGCCTCGGGCTTGGTCACCTTGAAGCCGTACACGTTCAAGCCGCGCACGATGTTGCCGAAGGTGGACTGAGCGCGGATGGTTTCCACGTTGGTCATCTGCGAAGCGAACGAGATGGCATCGCGGGTACCGGCCATGATGTTCCAGGCCTTGTAGTCTGCGTTGGCGCCAGTGCCGCCGGTAGCAGAATCAGCACCCAGATCGGTTGCGCTGGACAGGTTGTTCGACACGTAGACCATAAAGCGGTCGATCATGCCGATCTTGCCGTTACGCAGGGGGGTGACGGAGTCGCCGGTCAGGTAAGCCTGCTTCAGGTCAGAGCGCTTGATCAGCGAAGCCATCCAAGCAGGGATCACGACCCAACGGCCATCTTCCGGCACGTTCTGCTCGTCCAGCACTTGACCCATGTCCAGCAGGAGGTCCAGCACGGTAGAGCTGGTGGCCTGACGGGGAGCGCCGGTAGCGCCCAGGTTGATGTCGCCGGAGATAACGCCAGCGGTAGCGCCCTTGTTGCCGGTGGCAGCGTCAGCGTACACAGAGCCAAGAACATCGGCGTCAATGGCGATCTTCATCTGCTGCGAAGCGTCGTTCGTGAACATGTCCATCAGCTTAATGTCGGCCTGGGTGGCATCGACATCGTCCAGGACGACGGCGAAGTACTTGCCCTTGTCGATGTTCAGCTCCAGGGGAGTGGAGGTCGGAACCTGACTGGTCAAGTTCTGGCCCTTGGAGTAGCTGCTGACGGTGATGGTCGGGATGGTGCGGATGGTGATCTTGTCGCCTTGGCCCTTGATCTCGCCTTCCCAGTCGTTGTTCGTGATCTCACCGAGGACGGTGGACTTGTAAAACTTGACCTGGAGTTTGCCAGACCAGATCTCCGGGATGAAGCCCGAAGCGTTAGCGTAAGAGTCGGTGCCGGAACCGGCGCCGTAGTAATTGCCCGAAACTGCGAGAGACATTTTTATTACCTCAAATAAGGTAGCCTGCTATCGGATTCTTCGTTCTCGAATCGCAAGCTGGATTTCATTCTCAATTGCAGCCTCCTGTTCATCGCTGTACTCGCCTCCCCGAGCCCGAGCGTAGAAGTCAGCGACTTCGCCACGGGTCCAGATCTTCCTGCCCTTGGGCGCCTCGGGAGTCCGAGTCGTCATAGGGGCAACTTGCGATTCCAACGACTGCGAAGAAGCCGCAGCGGTGTCTTGTTGAACCTTCTTGAACGCATTGAAGAATCTGGCAACGCGATCTGCATCGCGCCTCTCTTCTGCCTGCGACAGAATGTCTTGGCGTTGATAGCCGGTGAACTCATCGACTTCACCCAGCCATGCATGGAAGTCCGGATCGTCGTTAACAGCCATCCAGTCCGGGACCATTTGCACCAGCTTCTCGAAGAAGCCGACTTCTTTGGTCTGAACCGTCTGAGCCTCAAACGACTCAATCCGCTTTTTGAGCTTGGTGATCTCGTCGTCTTTACCCGATACCTCTTCACGCGCAGCGCGACGGATCAGGTCAACGAGAGGCTCGCCAAACTCATTCACTTCCTCGGGCTTTACCAGCGATTCTTTAGGTTTCGCCAGCGAAGACCGCAACGCCTCCACTTCCTCGGTCAGACTTTCCAACTTGCCTTCACGCTCTTTGAGCGCCGCATGCAATCGCGGAACCTCGGCGTTGTATTTGCCGTGCAGCGTTTTGTACCTAGCTTCCCACTTGTCGTCTCCCTGCGGGCTGGCCGGCTCGCTCGGGGTGCTGGTGGGCGCGGGGGTTGCCTGCGCTACTGGTTCGCTCGGAGCCGGCGGTGTGGCCGGGGCCGGTTCACTCGAAGCCGGTGGCGCCGGATCCGGTGAAGATTGCTGGGCTTGTCGAGCCTGAGCAATTCGTTGAAGAGCTTCTTCTGCCTTTCTTTCCGCCTCTACGACGGCGCGGGGGAGGTTCAATTACTTCTCCTAGAGCCTTCACTTCCCACTCGGGGCCGTCAATGCGGTCACCCTTGTTAGGTTGTTCCGGTGTTCTCGGTTTGCCGGTGAATCGCCACCGAACAAGCGTTGTCCCAAATTGGGACTAATTACATTTTCCGGAGCGTGTCCCTGGCCGTTCGCTTCTTTTCAAGAAACTCGGCGAGTGCCTGGGATGCCCCTTGATTCCAGCGAGACTGCACTTCTTCTCGCGTTGAATCGTTGAAGAGGCGGATTGTGGAAAGAGAGTCCTCAAGCCACTTACATACCTCTTCGAAATCACTGTTGCCGTCCAAGGATGACAACGATGCAATTACTGTACGTGGTGGTTTATTCAGCACGTATTACTTTTTGTAGTCTTGACGGCTGCGAACGCCGGGGCCGTGGTATCCGGTACGCTCGTTAGGAGCGCCGTACTTGGCACGCTGAAGATCGCTGTCGCTTTGGTCGTGAACCATGCCGCCATCAGCATAGCCGCCACGATCCGGCCCTTTTCCCGAGTCATAGCTACCGGCAAATCCGCCCCGCCCTCCTTGAACAGGGGTTGCGGATCGTCCAATATAAGGAGCTTTAGGCCGGGATGCGTTATAGGTATAGCCAGCGCCAGGAGATGCGTATGGCTGTTCCGCAGAAAACCCGTATGGCTTAGCAGATCGCTCAGCCTGACGTGTTTCCGAAACTGGCTCGCCAGACTCAACAGGAGCGCGGGAGCTGTAGTTTCTATGATTGCGCTCATTCTTCTTGTCGGAGGCGGCCTTGGCTGCGGCAGCCTTAGTGGCGGCAGACATAAGAAGAGATTGAGCTGGAGTTTGCGAAGTTGCTGAAGCCTGCGCACCTGAGCCACCACGACTCATAGCGGTATCAATGTTGTCGCCAAATTGGGTATCAGCGTATTCGGACTTCGTCGGAGAGCCGTCATCGTTGTAGTACTGCGAGCGAATCTGCGCGTCTGACTTGACGGGGGAAACGGTAGACATCTTGACCGGAGTAGCCACGGCCACATCCGGAACCTTGGCTGAAGCATCTGCGCTGTCGCCGCCTTCCTGGGGTCGCGCCCGATAAGTCTTGCCGACGGCCTCCGCTTCATCCGCAATGTTCTTTGCTTCGCGCTCACGCAGACCGCGGCCAGCGCCCCAGCGCGAATAAGCCTCGCTCTTGGGGTCATCGATGTTGCCGGCTTTGATACGGTCCCAAAGACTGCCTCGATCGCCTTGCGACGCTGCCAGCCCTTCGGCCTTTAGCGCAGCCTCGTTGGCCTCGCCGCCATCAGCAAATTTCTTAGGGCCGGACTTGCTCATGCTCTGGCGAGTCCAGTTGTGATCGGTTTGCATTAGCACTTACCTTTCTTAGCCATGCCGCCGTTGCGGAACTTTGGCATTGCTGCTTCTTTCATTTCGCCGGCCTTGTACTTCTTGGCGGGCATTTTCTTTTCCATCGCCTCTTCGCGCTTGGATTCTTTGCCAGCAAAGGGCATCGGTTTTTTAGTAGCCATTGTTTTCCTCATTGGACTAGGTTTGCTTCAGCCCCGCCTGCGGGATTGCCTGCGGGATCTAGGGTAGCTGGTGCTTCAGGCGCCGGAGGCTGCTGCATTGCCTGTTGTTGCTGCTGCATAGCCGCCATTGCCTGCATTTGCTCTTCCTTGAACTCGAGCTGCTCGGTGCTGGGCACCAGCTTGTCGGTATCCATTTGGAGCGAAGTTGCAACTTCGCGGAGCAAATAAGCTCGGCCTTTGGCGCCGACAATCTGAAGATCGATTGGGTTGGCCGTTGCTTGCAGGAATTCGTTCCTGCGCATCTGGAGTTGCTCTTTTGCAACAAGACCCATTGCGCCACGCGCACGAACAGCAAAGTCCCCTTTGCAGGCCATGTCGCTGTCGTAGAGCATGTTGTGGATATAAAGCTTTTGCACCACACCAGCCACCACCACATCCACCGAAGCAATGGCGCTCTTGATGCCTTTGGCTGCATTGTCCATCAGCATTGACAAGCCCGACGCCGTGCGGCCAGCGCCGCCAGAAGCGCTCGACCCGTAGACGTAAGACGGAACTCCGGTCACCTCGTCCGCCTGCTTGAGGAAGTACTGGTAGACCTGCATGAGCTCGGCGGCATTCATGTTGGGCTGGAAGAAGCGGACAGCAGGCTGACCACCGCCGGTGCGGTCGCTGGTCGTTTGCCAGATCTTCCAGGGGAACATCTGCGTGATGGGCTCGCCGTCCGGCAGTCGATCCACCGCGATCTCAGCCTGCGGGCCGGAGGCAATCGCCATGTTGTTTGCGAGCGATCGAGCGGCTGCGTTGCAAAGCACCTGGACGTCGCGCATTTGTTCAGTCAGTGCCGAGCCCCAGAAGGAGCCAGGGATCGGAACCCAAGACGCAATCTCGTAGGGGCGCTCTCCAAGAGGATCTGGATTCAAGATGCACTTGATGATGAACGGCCCGATCTGCCAAGCATTGACCTCATACTCTTTGTACGGATCAAGCTTCTTGCCTTTGTAGCCCCATTGCGTCAGCACCCGACCGCTGACACTTCCCCAGAACTCGATGGCCTCAATAACCTCTTTGGTATACAGACTGGAGTGAGGCTTTCCCTCCATGCGGTCGCGCTCTTGGTCTCCCATCAACCACTGGCGGAAACCCTGTTCGCCAAAACGATCTAGCACCTGATCGATATTGTCGTCTGAGTATCCCGGCGTACCGCGCATAGATTGCAGGGCGGCGCGAGTTAGGCGGTGGCGCTCAATAAAGAAGTTGTCTTTAGTCGAGCTGGAGTTGGGCGATGGGAAAGCGTCGTACGGGCTTACGCGGTACGTTTCGCGAGAGTAGTCGTTTGTAATGACGGGCTGAAACTTAGGCCCCCATTGCATCGACTTCTTTCGGCGCACGACCGGACCCTTAAGGATCGCCGTAGGGTAGGTGACAAAGTCATCCACAAAGTCGCGCAACGCATGCTCGAATCCGCCAGCCATGAGCTGGTCGCTGATCTTGTTCTCCATTCGATCAGCCGCCCGGCCAGCCTCTTCCCTCATGCGGTTTACGATCTGGTCGTGAACCTGTTCCATCCGTACGCGGAACGCCTCGGGGTGAACCTGACCTCCCTGCTCAAGGAACGCCTGCTGCTCAAGCTGCACCAGCTCCACAATGCCGGCAGAGATCTCGGGCGGTAGCTCAGGCTCTTTGGCCGGCTCTAACTCGAATGCCCGGCGGTTGCCGCCGATCATGACATCCAGAATCCAGTTCGCGGCACCTCGACACTTAATGTCCGTGATGCGCATAAAGATGTCCGAGCCGCCAGTCCTGGCAATTTCAATCTCGCGCTCTGGGTCGTAGACGCCTCTTCGCTGGCGTTCGCACTTAAGTAGGCGCTCGGTGATCTCGGTCTTTGAGAACTTCGCCCGCTCCCAGCAATCGCCGATGTGGCGCGATAGGTCGGAGTGCAGCATGTCGATTAGCTCGACCTTCTGTATCACCTTGACATCTACCTCGATGGGCGGCGGAACTGCCGACCCCACAATTGCGATACCGTTCATGTCCAGCCTCGGGTACTAGCTTGTGCGATCTGGCGAGCCGAGACCGGGCGCAGCCCGTTGCGGATTCGCAGGCACAGGTATTGAAGAGCGTCGTGCGGATGAGAGAATCCATCCTTGACGGGCCGGTCTCTGTATCGCGCACTGCCTGAAGTCTTCAGGCGCTCATAGCGGTAGCGACCATTAAAACCTTTGCGCAAAGTCGAGCAGCTCGGGTCCAGCAAAAAGCCTGGGCCGCCGTCAATCATTCGCGTCAGGAAGAAAGCGACTGACTCTCGCCGAGGAACGAAGTCGTTCGTGGGCGCTGGGTCGGTCGGAATGCCTAGCTCAAGCAGCTCCTGAAGACAGGTGCGCTCGTCAGTCTGGGCGCGGATCTGGCCAGCAGGGTCACCCTCACTGAAGCGCATGAAGCCGTTGTACTTGTTTGTCAGGATCGGGCGCACAACCTCGGTGGCAAACTGGCGAATACCCATGTCCTCTGAGACGATCTCTTCGAGGATATGAACGCGCCCGTTTGGCATCTGCTGCCCGATGATGCATGCGGGAGTAAGACCAAAGTCCCAGCCCAAGATGATCGGCATGCCGCGCACCGGCTCAAGCGGTTCGTCGGAGACATGCACCCGATCATTCCACTCAGGGAATACCGGCTTGCCGCTGCTGGTCGTGCCGTAGTTCCCCATAAGGAACACGTTGATCCATCCGTCCTGCTTGCCGCCGAGCTGCTGGAGGTAGTAGCCGTGACCACTGGGCAGGTTGTCCGTGTTCTCGGCGTCGGGGTTCGGGTGGTACTCACCGTCCTCGTCGCGGTACAGGCCGCCCGGCTGGCGGAAGAACTTCCACGTCTTTGGCGTGTCTTGCTCGGCGAACTGGTAGTACCAATGGTCGTCATCCGGCGGGTTGGTATCCATGATCACGCCGGTCCAGCTCGGGCCACCCTTGAGCTTTGAAGGGTAGCGACCCACCCGCTGCGTACACATGTCGAAGACGCCGCGAGAGATCTCGGACGCTTCGTTGATCCAGACGCCAGTCAGTTCCAGCGAGCGTAGCTTGCCGGTGTCCATCTCCGAGTCAAGCGCCAGGAAGATGACTTCCAGCTCCATCGCGGTTCCGTCGCCGATGTCATCGATCCGCATGGTCGAGGTGATGGGCGTATCCCAACGGATTGGCGCCACATGAGACGGGAACCACGTTTGCCACGTCTTGATGGTCGTGGACTTCAGCTCGGGGTAGGTGTTTCGGATGACGGCCCAGCGGGACCGGCGGACCCCGTCGTACCAGGGCTCTTGGCGGATGGCCCGCATGACGATCTCGGAGCAGCAGGAAGACGACTTACCAGAACCGACAGGGCCCATGAGACCCCGGACGAAGGAGTTGTCTCCGTGGAACTTGGCGGCTTGAGGTCCGGGCGGAAAGTAGGTGACTTGCCCTTCGTCATGCTCTGCTACTGCCTCAGCCATTCTGTTTCGGAAGGTTGGCGTTCAGGTTGAACGTGATGCCTTGTCCGCCCGACTCGATCTTAACGTCCGACAGGTTGGGCAGGCTCTTGTCCAGCAGGATTTTGATGGCGGTCACTTGCGACGGGTTCAGGTTGACCGTGCCCTGGATGTGCGACATCAGCCGGTTGACCAGTTGGGTCGCCTGGATCTTTGCTCTTACGTCGTCTTGGTGCGTCTTGCGCATTCGCGCTGCCATATCAACTCCTGCGTTGCCGTTGGTGGCATATGAAACGGATTGTCTCTGGGGTTCTCAAAGAAAAAGGCCCCGAGCGCATCAGCACCCGGAGCCTTAAAACCAACTCAACCTCTTGGAGCGGCCCGTAGCGTGGGCCAGACGGTCAGGTCAATCCGTAAAGGAGTCGGAATCGGATCCCTGACTGCGGATGTTGCCTCCACCTTCCGCTGGGAGATGGCCTACATAGAAACCAACTCCAGCGTATCTGGTGTTCTGCGAACCGGGAGCCTAGCACAGCCCCAAAAAAAAGCTGGCACGATCCTTGCTGTATTCTTATACGTATAACCGTACTATGGGATAACCGTACTATGGGATACCGTCTTGTATATATCCAAAACAATAACTATCCATAAACAATATCCAATACTTATACAAAGAATATCTATACCTTATCCAAAACTAATAAATATCCTAAGGTATATCTTATTCTTGGTATAACCGTAGTACGGATATACCGTAGTACGGTTATCCGTAGAGCGTTAAGCCACAGAAGCCTTGGCGTTCACCACCTGAGCAGCCGCAGCAAAGCTCTTGAGCAGTTGCTCAACCAGCTTCATCAGGTCTTCTGCTCCGCCAAACTCCCGTAGGTCCAGCTCAGCCTCGAACGCATGAGGCTCGCCGTAGATCATCACGCTCCCGTGGACCCTGACCAGCCACGGGGCGAACACAACTTGGCTCGACTCGTCTACGCTTATCTCTCGTAGAGGCTCAAACTGCCTCAAGAACGCCTGCACTTCCTCAGCTTTAAGCATCACAGCTCCTTCGTTTACGGTAAAAAAAATTCTAGGCGGGGTTTATAAGCCCCCTAACGCATTTTCTAGTGGTCCATGTGGGGTAGCCCTACCCCACCCCCGTTCGTCGATCCTGGATTGATCTGATGCGTAATGGAGGTATTGAGGATTGATGACCGGCTTAGGGCTAAAAGGTATGACTCGCGTCTGCGATGGGGTATGCATTGGAGTCCTCATACCCCCCATCCTCCAGCCAAGTGTCCAGGCCACCACTCCCCCTCCCCCTCTCTCCCCTACCTATGTCTACCACCAACTAAACCTCAGCACTTACAACGGATACACGTTGTTAGAACTATAGCTTTGGATCCAAAGCATTTCTATCTACCTTTTGTAACCTCCGGTGGCCAGGTCTTATGACCGCGCTTCCTGCGGGAAGCGGGTCAACGCCCCTTTCTGTATATAGATTTGATCCCTTATGTGGATTTGGCTATATCCACCCCTTGTCCCACAACACTTTTTTGGAACTGACATGACCTCCATCCAACGCTCTGTCCTCGCCCTCATCGCCTTCGCCAGCTTCGGCTTCTGCGTGATGTTCTCTTGGCTCTGCCTCGACTACTACTTCTTCAGCGGATACGGCCTGATCGGCTTCATGTCCATCCCTGCTGCGATTGCCATGTACTACATCAGTTCTCAGGCAACCTACGCCGCTGTCTATGGACGGTTCCCGTTCGAGGAGTAACGCGCCGGCCTGTTCCGGCCGCGCTCATTGTCTCCGTCCCGCTTCTACCCGCCCCTTACGGGGGGCGGGTCTCCGCTCTCTCTTTTGTGTTTTTGTGTTCCTCAACCCGGTCTTTAAAGGAGTTATCCATGACCAACTTTGTTTCCGCTGCCGCTTCTTTCGCACCTACCGCAGCTCAGGTGAACCGCCTTGTATCGCTCGGCGTGGCGATCTCGAATGTTCCTCAGACCCGTTCTGAGGCGTCCAAGCTGATCGGCAGCCTCATCGCTGACCGCGACATGAAGCCTGCTACCCAGGCTCAGATCGGTCGCGCAGGCGCTCTCGGTGGCCGTGACCTGCCCGGAGCTGGTGTTCGTGAGAAGAGCACCCAGATCTACCTGCTCGAAGCCTTGGCTGCGTTTGACGCTGCGCCTATGGGTGACGAGACCAACGCCGCCGCGGAGGAGATCATCCGCCGCGTTCGCGAGCGCATGGCCAAGGCCGTGAGCATGGGCGTCACAGTGCCTGACGCTCCTATGTAAGCAGGAAGCCAGGGCCAGCCGATAGGCTGGTTCCTGGCGTGGCTTGTTTTCCGGGGCTCGCTCTCATATCAATATTTACGAAAGGCATCTAAGTAAATCAATGAAGATCTCCATTAGCGGAAAAATGCTTCGCAATTTTGTCATTGGGTCTCTGTATCAGTACCACCGGGATACGGATATGAAGATTGACAAAGAAGACTTCGATCACTTTGTTAACGATACGTGCAACAAGCTGCACAAGTACCTGACCGGCGGCTTCAGCACCAACGGTTCCTGGTCTGACATTCAGTGCTCCATCGCATGGAATGTGGTCTCTTTGTTTGGCATCCATGTGCATGGACCGGACAAAGACGAGATCGAAGTCCGCTGGTAGGGAAATGAAAAACTTCCACCTGTTTCCATTTCTTATGGTCAGGGATTCAATCAAATCCAAACCTGAAACGGAACCAAAAAAACAGCAGCATCGAGGCACTGACTACAGGCCAAGGCCGAGCAAGTACGACCATTGGCAGATGATCCAAGACCGCATGTCAGGAATGACCTGGAAAGAAATAGGAACCAAACACGGGATAAACAAATCCGATAAAGAGCTATCGCTCATGATCCTGCACTCCGGAAAGATCAAGCTTCTGAAGCCAAAAGAGGTGGAAAAACTAATGCAGGGCCGCAAAGAACACAAGTAAAAGAAATGGCTCCGAAACAAGAGCCGTTTTTATTTCGTGCCTCCACTCACGAATCAATATTTACGCTTAGGCCAACTTATGAACCTCTTCTATCAATCGCTGGCGACTGCGTTCGCCAACAAAGACAAAGGCTTTGGTGTCCCTGCCTGGATATCAGGAGACCGAATGATTTTGTCGAAGAAATCCCCGCTGAGTGGGAAGATCACCAGCATGGAGCTGCCTGTGACCATGTCTCAGTGGCTGACTTGGTGCTCGCCTGACCGACCGCTGGTTCACGAATGCTTTCCGGGTTTGTCCGCAACGCAACGGGAGTTCCTGCTTACCGGATACACGGATGAAGACTGGAACGCAATGTTCCCTGATGAGGAGGACGTCGAATGAAAACTTCCGAACTAGAAGGCGCCGATCTTGATCGGGCGGTAGGAAAGGCTATGGGTTTTGCTTTTTTGTACGACCATAAATTCAAGCCTTCACTCTATTGGTCGCAAGGCGGGCTGATCATTGAGCGGGAGGAGATTGGGGTTCAGTGTGTCTACTCCAACGGCAAGTTGGACGGCTGGATGGCCGACTCCAAGAAGCTAAACGATGACGACAACATGGAGCAGTACGGCCCCACCCCCCTGATCGCAGCCATGCGGTGCTATGTGGCAAGCAAGCTGGGAGACGAGGTCGATGTGCCCAAGGATTTTCCATGAACATGGACCTATATGACAAGGTCGAGGTCCATGCCGTTACCCGCATGGTTTACGGGGATGAGGAGTGCTTTGAAACATGCGACCCTGAAGAGGTGACGCCCTATTGCTGGAGCGTCTACCTCCACCTGAAATGTGGCGGCGTTGAGTGTGTTGCCGACTGCCCTAACGAAGGCACAGCAGAGCTGATAGCTCAAGCATTGAAACTGAAACTTAAGGAG